TTGACCTTCAGGCCAGGAGTGGACAGGGAAACCACCTCGTATGGCGATGAGAATGGTTGGTACAACTCTGACCTTATTCGTTTCCGCAAGGGGCGTCCTGAAAAGATGGGCGGTTGGGAAAGACTCAGTAGCAATACGATCAATGGGGTAGGTCGTTCCTTGCATACATGGGCGGCGGTTGATAAGTCCAAGTACATGGGCCTTGGTACGGAAACCAAGTTCTACATAGAGGATGGCGGTGGTTACAATGACATTACCCCTATACGCGCAACGACGACGCTTGGAGCCAATCCATTCACAACCGGGTCTGCGGGAAGCGGCATCGTAACGGTGACCGCGCCGAGTCATGGCGCGGTAGATAATGACTACGTTACTTTTAGCGGCGCGACCACAACAGACGGCATTGCAGCGGCTCTGCTGAACACAGAACATCAGCTTACGACCATAGATTCCAACAGTTATACCGTTGATACGGGAGGTTCCGCATCGTCCGGGACTACGGCAGGTGGTGGTTCTTCCGTTGTCGCCGAGTACCAGATCAATACAGGGCTTGGGACCGTTGTAACAGGCAATGGGTTTGGCGCAGGGTTATGGGGTGGTTTGAGCACGGGATATTCTCAGACCACTCTCAATGATAGCGGCGGAATCAGTGATTCGGACACTTCCTTCACGTTAACAAGTGCCTCGGACTTCGAGACAGCAGCCACAACAACAGGGGCCAATCTGACAGCCTCAAGTGCCTCTATCCCGGCGGCGGATTCCAGTGGCTTCCCCAGTAAGGGAACTGTCCTCATTGGCAGTGAGAAGATCAGGTACGGAACCAACGCCAGTAACGTACTTGCCGATCTTACCAGGGGAACCGATGGAACTACGGCGGCGAGTTCTTCGAGTGGTGCCGCCATAACCTTTGTTGGTCTGGTCCTGATAGAGGACGAACTGATCCAATATACGGGGAAGTCCTCCAATACGATTGACGCTGGTGTGGTCAGGGGGGTCAGGGGTACTCTAGCGGCTTCTCATAGTGACGCTTTGGCCGTCAAGGAGGCCAATGACTTTGTGGGATGGGGGGAAGCTTCCACCACTTCGGCAGAAGCGGGTTCCAACATACGCCTATGGACCCAGGACAACCTGGGTCAGGATCTTGTCTTCAATGTTTATGACGGTGCGCCGTATTACTGGAATAAAGTCCTTGGATTAGGGGCTCGTGCTACGACGTTCGCGTCCCAGGCGACGGCCTCTGATGCTCCAACCATCACTCGCCGTATGATGATGGCATATGTGGGACGCTATGTTATTTGCTTTGGCTGCAACGAAGTCGGTGAGACAGACCAGAATCTCTTACATATCCGGTGGTCGGCTCTTGAGGACTTCTTTAATTTTACGATAACTGCTGATTCCCATGCCGGATTCTTGACCATTTCGTCAGGATCAGAGATTATTTCGGCCACTAAGACCCGGTCCGAGATGCTTATCTGGACGGACACTGCTCTTCACTCCATGACCTTTAATGAAACCGACATATTCGTCATTAACATGGTGGCAAGCAATGTGTCCATTATTGGTCCCAATGCAGCCATTGCGGTGGGAGACAAGGTCTTCTGGATGGACCGTGAGAACTTCTACGTTTACACAGGTCGTATTCAAGTTATTCCCTGCACCCTTCTCCGGTATGTTTTTGACGATATAAACCTTGACCAGAGCTTCAAGTGCTTTGCTGCCTCCAACAAGATGTTTGATGAGGTCTTCTGGTTCTATCCTTCATCGTCCACTGATGAGATTGACCGCTACGTTAAGTTCAACTTTACAGAAAACACTTGGGATCTGGGGACGCTTTCCCGGACAGCGTGGGTGGATTATGGAATACACGACAATCCAAGGGCCTGTGGTCAGGAGGATAGCACCAATTACGTTTATATTCAGGAGAAGGGGGATAATGCGGATGGCTCTGCCATGACCTCTTTCATTGAGTCGGCGGACTTCGATCTTGGGGATGGTGAGCAGTTCATGTTCGTAGATCGATTGATACCGGACATTGATATTACGGCTACCGACTCTGCAACCACGGTTGATTATATCCTGAAGACAAGAAACTTTCCTGGAGATTCCTTGACTACGAACTCCACGAACAGTGTTACGAGTACCACGCAACAGGCATATTTAAGAGCTAGAGCCAGACAGGGTGTCCTGCGGATTGAGAGTTCCAGTACGGATCTAGCCTGGACGTTGGGAGACTTGCGTCTTGGATTGAGACCGGACGGGAGACGGTAATGGCGAAACTACTGGATCATGCCATCCCCACGGCTCCGGAGGAGTATGAGACGGATGCTTTTTCCATTATCCTGCGTGATCTGGAGATGGCTCTCACTAAGGTGGATTTCCCCCGGAAGGTAACCGGGGAAGACGATCTTAACGGCGTTAGCTGGTTCATGGGGTAGGGACATGGCGTCATCTTACAAGAATGTAGTTACGTTGGTCGGGTCAACGGGAGACGTTATTATATATACTTGTCCCGCTGCTACTGAGGCCATTATCAAGAATCTTAATTTGTATAATTCTCATAGCGGTACTATAGTAATCTATCCGAAGATAACGGATAGCTCTGCTTCCGTGACCGCGACCCTGGAGAAGATCAGTCTCGCCACGGTCACCGACACGTCCCTCACTGGACCTTTTGTACTTGAGGCCAGCGATACGCTTCTACTAAATTGTGATACGGCATCGAAGATATACGCAGTAGCAAGCGTACTGGAGCTTTCATAATGTTACAACAATCCCACGTCACCCTTTCCAACGGTCTACAGTCTTTTGCAGAGGCGTCGCCTGAATATGAACTTGCGCCCTTGGGCGTTGCCTCCATGCCGGGCCAACTCCAGAAGCTAGCGGAACATGGCCGCAACGGAGATATTTACATTGTCCACGCGGCGGAGGGTGAAACGGTTGTCCCGATGGAAGTCCTGGATGCCAACCCGAAGGTCAAGGCGCTCTTGTTTGGTCAGATGCGCGATATGGGCCTTGATCCGCACGAATTTGTTGTTGGGGATGACTTAAACAGCATAAATCCTGATACAGGTCTTCCTGAGTTCTTCTTCAAGAGTATTTTCCGCAAGGTCAAGAGGCTTGCGAAGAAGGTCTGGAAGGGCTTCAAGAAGGCGGCTCCTATTATCTTGCCGATTGCGGCGACGATGTTTGGTGTGCCCTTCTTGGGTGCGGCTATGCCCGGTATTTTTGGTGCGGGCATGGCCGGGTCATCCATGCTGGCTTCTGGGGTAGGTTCCCTTCTAGCGGGCGGCAGCTTAAAGGATGCTTTCAAATCCGCCGGTATGGCAGGGTTAACGTCTGGCATAATGGGGGGTCTAAAAGGGGCCGGGGCCTTTAAATCTTTTGGGGTTCCGGGAGGGGGACAAGGTTTTATGGAGGGTGCTAAATCAGCCTTCTATAATCCAAATATGGTTACCGCCGGTATAACGCCTGCATCACAATGGGGCCAGTTTACGGAGGGTCTAAAAGGAAAACCAGGAGCCTGGGGAAGATTCTTCGAGCCTGTTATTGGAGGGGGCAAAGACCCAACAACCGGGGAACTTTACCCAGGCGGGCTGACTCCTCGACCTGACTACATGCCAAAGCCGCAAGTCGTCGCTGGGTCGGATGCCATGTTCGCAGCAGCAGACCCAACAACCATTGTTCCTGGTGCCACGCTTGCATCACCCGGAGAGGCCGTAGCCCCTCAAATGGCGAGTGATACGATGGCGACGTTTACCGACGCGGCCAGTGCCGAGTATGGTATACCGGTGGGTAGCCGGGGGTACACGCCTCCCCAGATTCCTTCAGCTATTCCTGCTGGTGGTGCGCCTCTCAAGCTTACTCCACAATTTGACGTAACGTCTGGGGGAGGGCAGGTTATAGGGGGGGCGGAAGAATGGGCAAGAGCCGGGATACCCGCTCCAGAGGCTGCCAGAGCTGGCCCGGTAGAAGCCGCCGCTAAACAATGGATGGGCCCCCCCTCTCGAATCGGGCCGTCCGCCCAGGTCCCTGGCGCGGTAGCGCAGACCGCCGCATCGAGGGGGCCAATGCCCGCGAACTTTACGGCAGATTTACAAGCTGGCGTAGATGCATTAGTTGCGAGCCGCCAACCTTTCCCAGGGGCTGGATTTTCACCTTTATCTTATAGCCCCAGTCCCTTGGATATCCAGCAAGTGGCACAAGGTTTGGGGTATCCGCTTACGACTGCCCAAGCGCAAACAGCCCTAACTACCATGGGGCCAGGGATGCTCAAGACATGGGGGCCAGCCGCCGCCATTGGAGCAGGGGCCGCGTATGGAATGGGAGCCTTCGATGAGGAAGAGCCCCCCGATGATCCAGACGAAAGCGATCTCACCTTCACGAAGGAAATGGGGCCAACGGCCCAAGAGCGCTTGGCAGAGGACCGTGAGCGTATCGCAAGAGGCGAGAAACCTAAGTACTACCTTCCCCCGGAAGCTGTTGATCCCCTTCATGCGTGGCGACCTGAAGATTATGAGTATCAGAATT